AATAGAAAGTGTTGCACTTTGATTTGTAGAACCAATTTTATCGGTACCATTTGGAACAACCGTAACAGCCAATGAATCCCAAGTAGCTGCGTAATCCGCCATAGAAATTATATCTCCAGCAGAACCTGCTGGTAAATTAAGTGTAATTGCGCCTGATGTTGTATTTAAAAAATATCCTTTTCCTGATTCTCCTGTTACTGGAGAATCGCCTGTAACTTTTGGAGTTGTAACCCAATCTACAGTTCCTGTTCTACCTAAACCTACTGCTGTTCCATTATTAGTTATAGTTCCACCAGCTGCAATCGTAATTGATCCACCTGATTGAACTTGAATTGCTCCACCTGATTGAACTTGTTCTGTTACTCCATTAGGAATAATAACGGTATCACCATTAGCTCCTACGGTAATATTAGTTGAACATTTATTGATGATGTTTGAATCATCTGAAACTTTATTTATATTATCTACTTTAATTTTACTTGTCATAATTATTGAAATTTATACCTTATTATTACTATTCCACTACCACCAGCTGCACCTTGTGAATACGTAGCACCATTAGCCGAACCAGCTCCACCACCACCACCAGTATTAACTGTTCCTGCCGTTGCAACATTAGTAGAGTGACAAGCACCTGCTCCACCACCACCATCTCCACCTTTTCTACTATCGATTGGGACTGGAGCGCAATTACTTGATCCACCTCCTCCACCAGCATAAGCTACTGGACTTCCTGTAATAGTTGTTGTTGCACCATTTCCTCCTAATCCAAATTGAGATGTACAAGAAACGGGATATGCTCCGCCTGTTCCATTTTGACCTGCCGCAGTAGCTCCACCACCACCACCTGATCTTGCTCCTCCATGGACATGCTGACCTGAACCACCAGCAAAACCTTGAGCCGGAGTTGTACTAGGTGTATTTCCTGCGCCACCGGGTTGTGAAGTCATCGGGCCTGCTCCTCCACCTCCACCTGATCCACCTGCTACTCCAGGAGCATCTCCGCCTCCGCCACTACCACCACCAGCAGCTACTATCGTATCAAAAACTGATGGTGAACCCATACCACCATTTGCACTTGCACCAGGGCCAACGGGTCCTCCACCACCTACTGTAATTGGATAAGGTGAAGCTGAAACTGTAATTCTATTTCCTGGAGTTGGATAACCATTTAAAGGAGAACCTGTATAAGGTGTTGATGGAGAGACTAATTCTCTATATCCGCCAGCACCACCAGCACCTGCAAGGTGTGTACTAGAATATGGATATGCACCATATCCGCCACCAGCACCACCAGCAACCACCATATAAGAAACTAAATTATGAGTTGCACAAGTTGCAGCTTGTGAAACACAAAAAGTTCCTGGATTTACAAATTTTGCCACTTTAACATTAGCACAACACGGAGCTGTAGTTAAAGTATTACAAGCTCCACTAACAGTAGCAATCATAAAAGGAGGGGCTCCTCTTACATTAGAAGTTGAATCCATAGTATTAATCCAACCTTGAACACCATCTACATAAACAAATGTAACTGATTGACCTTCTGTACTTAAAGTTGCATTTTCATTTAACGAACCTATTTTATCTGTTCCATTTGGACTAACAGTCACACTATATGTCTGCCATGTCGCTGCGTAATCCGCCATTGAAACTATATCCCCGGCAGAACCTGCTGGTAAGTTAATAGTAATTGCGCCTCCTGTTGTATTTAAAAAATATCCTGTTCCTGAAACTGCTGTTACTGGAGAATCTCCTGTAACTTTGGGAGTTGTTTCCCAATCAACCGTTCCTGTTCTACCAAAACCTGATTGAGTTGCTCCTGAAGCTAGTGAAACTGTACCACCACAACGACCTAAAGTTACTGTCGTTGCATCTACTACTGCAGTTTTACAAGCTCCACCACCAACTGTTAAAGTTGTGCCTGATTGTTGTGTTATTTGATCTACTTCTACTTTACTCATTAAACTATTACCAACGTTCCTGTTACAGTAACAGTTGCTGGAATAGTTATTGGACCTGCAAGAACACCGTTCTCGACAGTTTGAGTTCCATCAATTGTTGCCGCTTGATTATTTATAAATTCATTTGGAGAAGTCTGCCCTCCAACATATTGGATTCCGTTTATTACTGCACTCATAATTCCTCCTACGAACTAATTTGATTAATGTATGAAGTAACAATATCTAAACTACTTGCTGTATTTGATACTGCATTTAATACATCGCCATTTTTTAAAACAATTTTAGCTCCGCCTTGGATTAATTCGATTGCAGAATTTGGTGGAATTACAACACCTTTTGCAAGGTATTTATTTCCACTATTTGTAATGTAAACATCAACTTCAATTGTAGAAGTTAAAATATTACAACATCTAATTCCTATAACCGCATCATAATCCGCTCCAGTTACAAGAGTTTGTGCAACTGTTCCTACTGCTGATTGTAAATTGTTTCTAAAGTTTTGTGCCATATTTTTTTCCTATTTATAACGCCACGGCCATTGCTAAAGCAAAACCGGAGCTTGCTGCTCCTACTGGACTACCTGCTGCATCTAAATATACTGCCTTACTTGCGGGCAATGTACAAAATACATCTAATGTATTACCAGTAAAATTTACTGCTGCGTCTGAATTAGAACTAGTGATGACTTCTGTTCGTGCAAGATTTGCACTAGTTGCATCTAAAGTTCCTCTTCCGACTTCCCAATTACTTGTACCGTCTTCATACGCGGCATAGTAAGTTTCGTTATTGTTTCCAATACCTGCTGAAAAAGTTTCAAAACCTTGTACTGCACCAGCTAGTGCAATCGTACCAGTTCCTGAAGTAGAACTCGATTCTTTAACTCTATCATTTATTACTAACGCCATTTATTTTTTACTCCTATTACGAATTAATACTTAACAAAGCATCAGCTCCAGAAGGTGTTCCTGCAGTTGGTGCTGGAAAAGTAACTGTAAATGTTCCATTAGAGCAAGAAAATGTTGCTCCAAAATCTAAAATCACAACTAATTTATTTGTATCACTAGTATTGTAAATTGCTGCGCCTAGTGCTGAAAAAGTAGCTGGTGTTGGGGAACCCCAAACAGGATCAGTAAAGTCTACTGTTGCATAGTTTGCAACATTTGAAACTGCATTACCTGTTAAGGCTTGTGCAGCGTATTGACTTCCGCCTCCTGAACTAACTTCGCCTGAAGCACTGAAAACAGTACTTGCAGTACTGTATGTTGCTAGTGTTGTATACAAAGAAATCGTATACGTATCATTTACAAAGTCATGGTTTCCTTTTAAAAGTTCAACTGGGAACGAGTAAGGTACTATATTTGCCATTTTGTTTTTTCTCCTTAATTATTAATAACTCGATGGGGATTCGGATTTTAATTGAGTACGAATAACTCCATCTTGATATTCATCTCTGCGTCTTCGACCTTGTTGTTCAATCGCATACGACATCAGAGCTTTTTCATAAGCCTGATTATAGTATTGTATCATATCCTGCGGCCCTTTCAAGTATCCATATGCATTTACCAGACATGCATACAAAAGTAAATCCTGATATTTATTCGACAGGTAAGTTCCATTTGTAGCCGCGGGTGCTGCTACGGGGTTGACGGTATCCGTAATGCTTACAGGCTCTTTATTATAAGCCAATGTAATTTTATAATTCTTATCAGGCGTTGGAGCGATAACCCAATAAGTAGTATCCCAATTTCCATAATATTTAGGGATTCCTACAGCTTGAGTACTAGGTGTTGCATAATATTCAGCCATAAAACTTGTATCTCTTTGTTCTAAATAAAATTGATCTCCGTTAGTATTTTCTAATTGTACATATCTAATAAATCTTAAATCAGATGGAATTGTTACGTATCTATTATCCACAATAGTGTTTGATGTTGCATAAAATCTTTCTTCATCTGAATCAACTTCTCTGTAAATTTTGTTTTCTGCATTTTTAATAATAGGGTTTAAAATAGCAGAACTAAATACTGTGCTATCTACTTCTGTGTAGTTTCTAATGTCTGTTTCTAAATTTGATAATGTGTATGCCATATTATAATGCCTTTAATGTTACTGGACCTGCAGAACATCCAGATCCTCCTCCTTGTATATCACCTTGAGTTGCAGTGCTAGTACTTGTTATATAAAAATAATTTATTGGATCTGTAAGAGAATCATTAGTAGTAGCCCCTGTTACAACTCCTGCAGAATTTATTTGACCTAAAGCTATTGTAAAACCATTTGCATTATTTAAATCACTTACGTTATCAAATGTTTGAATTTGTCTAAATTGTTGTAAGTTATATGCATCTGCTCCACCTGTTCCGGCAGTAATAACCTCAGGGAAACCTCTAAATCTTACTATGTCTCCTGCTTTTCTTTGATGATCTTCAGAGTAAACATTTACATAGGTTGTTCCACCATATTTAATAGAAGTAAATGGATTGTTATCTAATAAAATTAAAACTGATGTTGATGCTCTTTGTGGTCTTGGATTCCATAAAGCTTGAGGATCAGAACCAACTGGTTTAGGATCAAGTTGTGGTTGTTTGGCTTCAAACTCTGAGTAATGAACTAATGAACCATTCCATTCTCTAACCATTTCAGAATATGGAAATCTCATTCCTGATCTATCAGAAATTGCTAAAGCATTTTTTCCTCGTGCGTAGCCACCCATTATACACCGTCCCCATAAAATGTTTGTGGTGAAATGAAACTAGATGTACCTTGATTGTCTGCATCAAGTGCTCTTAACATTTCACTTTCATAAGTTCTTTCCAATGCTGGTGTTCTTTCAGGATCAAATTTTAAACTTAAATAATAAGCAAGTCCTGACATCATACATGGATAAAATCTATTAACAACATCTGCTGTGTTAGTGTAAGCACCGGTATCTTGAATTCTTGCCATGTAATAAAAACAAAATTGATAATTACTTGGTGTGGTTGCGTCTGATACACTGGCACTAGGTGTTGTATATAAAAATATACTTGGATTTAATTTTCTTTGTGCATAATATTGCGAAGGTGTACCTTGCC